ATGCCATGAACAACATCTGGCCGGAAGGCCCAAAAAATTCCCCGGGGGTAAAAATTGAGGGGTGTTTTATATTAAGTGTCTAGCCAGGTATATAGTAAACTAACATACAGAGGATTTTCTTCTTTCTAAGGTTCTCCTTTCCTTCTAAATATATTGTGTAAGTGTCCTAAAATGCTATATATCTGGCTAGATACTTAATGCTAACTACTAAGAAAGGAGGAGTATCATGCCTCGAACCATACAAAAAGTTAATACGGAAAATAAAGAGCAAAAACCTGTAAAACCCGTTAGACCATATTTAACGCCAGAGGCAGAGGAACAACACAATATTTCGCTAGCTATGGAATTAGCTAGAAAACAGTTGACCGACGGTACTGCTTCTTCTCAGGTAATTACTCATTTTTTAGAGTTAGCATCTAGTAGAAAAAAATTAGAGGCAGAACTCATGGTACTACAAAAAGAATTATTGAAGGCAAAAACAGATTCATTAAAATCGCAAAAGTCAACAGAGAAGCTCTACGCAGATGCGATACAGGCATTTGGTTTGTACGCTGGAAATGCTCCTATGAGTAGAAATGATAATGATGAAGAGGATTTCGACAATGAACGAGATTAAAACATATACTAAATTATCTGAAATTAAATCATATGAAGAACGTTTTAAATATTTATCTTTAAATTCGGTGGTTGGGAAAGAGACTTTCGGGTTTGATAGATACTTAAACCAAGAGCTATACAAATCGAAACAATGGCGCGATGTTAGAGATGAAGTTATATTACGAGATGGTGGAATGGATATGGGTGTTGAAGGATATGACATACCAGGTACCATTGTAGTGCACCATATGAATCCAATAAATTCTGATGATATAATAGAGTCGTCTGACTTTTTGTTAAACCCAGAATACCTGATTAGTGTGTCGTTAGATACACACAACGCCATACATTATGGTAACAAGGATTATGTAAAAAAAAATCAAATGACCATAAGACGACCAAATGATCATTGCCCTTGGAAGAAATAAAGAAAAAGGAGATTAACAAGATGGCTTACCAGAAAAAAAATAGTTTGGATGCATTAAAAGACACTGTTGAATCTCTTAGTGTTGAAGTACCAAAAAAAATAGTCTATGGAAGAGTTGTTAAGTGTGATGCTGCTCGAATTAGAGATGGCGCTAACATATATTCTAAAGAACTAACGTTTGCATATAGAGATGAACGATTGGAAATTAATCTAAACAAATCAACGTCCACATTTTACGCAGTAACACTAAAAAGGGAAGGCAAAACTGATATTAGTGGGTATACATTAAAAGAACTAATTGCCATTGAGGTGTAAATATATGAGTGAACAATCTGTATTAAAAGAATCAATATTGGAAACCGTAAAACAACTAATTGGGTTATCAAAAACCTATGCCGCTTTTGATTTAGATATTGTTACTCATATTAATTCAGTATTTAGTAATCTAACTCAAATGGGTGTTGGTCCGGCAGAGGGATTCTTTATAAATGGGTATGATGAAAAATGGTCTGATTTTGTACTATCAGACGCTACTAAAACGAATCAAATAAAATCATATATGGCACTTAAAGTGAAAAGCATTTTTGACCCATCGCCAAATGCAACTATCGTTGAGGCAACGAATAGAGCTATAAACGAGATGGAGTATCGATTACGTGTACAAGAAGAAGGGGTGACTGTAATTGGATAAAATAACATATTTATCTCACCATGGAATTCCAGGAATGAAGTGGGGACGAAGAAGATTTCAATATGAAGACGGTTCGTTGACTCCTCTTGGAAAACAACGATATGGAACAAAAGAAGATCTTTACAAAGCAATAAACAAAGAATATGGGTCTGTCGAAAATCTAGATAACCAATCGAAAAGACGTGTCGAAAACCTTGATAAATCTGGAAAAGTTCTATCAGAAACTTCCAAGATTTTTAAAGATGCGTCACAAATTGGATTAAATTCGAGAAAGTCTAAAACCATTAATAACAAAGATTACTCATCATTAACTGATGATGACCTTAGAAAACGAATTAATAGAATTAACATGGAACGATCTTATGCTGAGCTAGTCGGAGATGCAAAGAGAGTCAGATCTGGAGAAGACTGGATAAGAGAAGTTCTTCAAACAGCTGGGGCAGCAGTCGGTATTGTTGCCGGTGGTGTTATGATTGCTAATACAATAGTTGACATAAAGAATAAAAAAGCTCCTAAGGGTGGTAATTAATTATTATGGAAAAAGTAACGTATTTAGCACACTATGGAATAAGGGGTCAACGTTGGGGTGTTAGAAGATATCAAAACGACGATGGTTCATTAACTAGACTTGGACAAAAAAGGTACAATGTCAACACCGATGGAACTGTTATGTTAAAACCTGGATATTCAAAAACGCAGACGGCTATTGGGGTTTTAAAAACATCCCTTGGGTCAACGATGTTATCTAAAGGGATTAAAACAATGTTAATAACAAAAAACATAACTAGCGAAAAAACAAGAAAAATACTAACCGGAGCTGTATTAAACACTGTATTAGGTGCTGTAACAGTAACATCCGGAGTACAAAACTTTATAAACGCTAATTCGAACAAAACATTCAATTCAACTGGAATGGGTGGAACCCCAGAAACTTTCAAAGGTACTCCAAAAACAAGAGCCCAGGTTTTAGCATATCAAGCTAGAATCAATAGAACTAAGAAGTAGCGTGAACAACTATGGCATTATCTAATACAGCCGTTCCAAAATATTACGGCGAGTTTAGAGATGCCGTGATAAGAGGAGAAATCCCAATTTGTATCGAAATCGAAATGGAAATGAATAGGATTGATGAATTAATCAGAGACCCTAGGTATTACTATGACGATTCTGTAGTTGAAGGTTTTGTTTTGTATTGTGAACGAGAAATGACGCTTACCGATGGTTCGGATTTAAAATTATTGGATACATTTAAACTATGGGCGGAGCAATTACTCGGTTGGTTTTATTATGTGGAAAGAAATCTTTACATAAAGGGACCAAACGATAAACACGGACATTACGAAACAAGATTTGTAAAAAAACGACTTAGAAATAAACAGTATCTAATAATCGCCAGGGGATCAGCAAAGTCAATGTATGCGTCATTAATACAAAGTTACTTCTTAAATATTGATCCACATACAACTTACCAAATAACAACTGCGCCAACCATGAAACAAGCCGATGAAGTAATGGCACCAATAAAAACGGCCATAACAAGATCTAGAGGACCTTTATTCCAATTTTTAACAGAGGGTTCTTTGCAGAACACAACTGGTTCTAAGACGAATAGAGTTAAGTTAGCATCAACAAAAAAGGGAATCGAAAACTTTATCACAGGATCAATTCTTGAAGTAAGACCGATGAGAATAGACAAACTTCAAGGCCTTCGATGCAAAGTAGCAACAGTAGATGAATGGCTGTCTGGTGATGTTAGAGAAGACGTAGTTGGTGCCATCGAACAAGGTGCATCTAAAGTTGATGACTATGTTATAGTCGCAACATCTTCCGAAGGTACTGTTCGTAATGGTTCAGGTGATACAATCAAAATGGAATTATTAGACATCTTAAAAGGTGTTTATGTTAATCCACATGTGTCTATATTTTACTATAGACTCGATAATATTAATGAAGTTGGAAACCCGGATATGTGGGTAAAAGCAAATCCTAATTTAGGTAAAACGGTTTCGTATGAAACTTATCAATTAGATGTTGAAAGAGCCGAAAAAGCTCCATCTGTTAGAAACGACATACTAGCAAAACGTTTTGGAATACCAATGGAAGGATTTACTTACTTCTTTACATATGAAGAAACTCTTCCTCATGAAAGAAGATCGTTTTGGGGCTTACCATGTGCTATGGGCGCAGACTTATCTCAGGGGGATGACTTCTGTGCATTCACATTCCTATTTCCACTACCAAATGGAGACTTTGGAATAAAAACAAGAAGTTACATTACAGAATTTACATTTAATAAAAAACTTTCCACCGCTATGAAATTTAAGTATAATGATTTTATACGAGAAGGTTCTCTCGTTGTTATGCCAGGAACAATATTAGATATGAACTTGGTGTATGAAGACATTGAAGAACATATTAACTCTAAAGAAAATAATTACGATGTAAGAGCTTTTGGATTTGACCCATACAATGCAAAAGAATTTGTTGAAAGATGGCAGAATGAAAACGGACCTTATGGAATAGTTAAAGTTATTCAAGGAGCAAAAACAGAATCTGTTCCTCTTGGAGAAATAAAGAATCTTTCGGAAGAAAGACGATTAATTTTCGATGAGGACCTTATGATGTTCGCGATGGGTAATGCCATAACAATGGAAGATACCAACGGGAATAGAAAATTATACAAAAAACGTCAAGATGCAAAGATCGATAATGTCGCAGCATTAATGGATGCATTCGTAGCGTATAAGCAGAACAAGGAGGCGTTTGAATAAAAGTATGACAACAACATACATAGCTCACTATGGCATAAAAGGTCAACGCTGGGGTGTTCGGCGTTATCAAAATGAAGATGGTTCTCTAACAAATGAAGGTTTATTAAGATACGGAAGTGTCGAAAACTTTGAAAAAAGTAGAGAACGTAACAGAAAAAAAGCTTTGGGTGTAGGTATCGGAATTGGGGCAACTGCGTTGGTTGTTGGTGGAGCAATTCTTTATAGAAAAAATAAAAAAATGCGAAATGAATTAATAACGTATAAATTGTCAGAAGCAAAAAGATTGGAGAACCTTGCAAAAGGTCGAGAAATTCTAAAAGCAAAGAGAATAAAAGCAGCAGCCGATGCAGCAGCAGGAAATGTAGTTCCAAAAGTAATAAAAATAGCAGCCGGATCAAATGTCAAGATATCATCAGTTACTAAAAATAATGTCGAGGTTACTAAGGAAATATTAAATGTTATTAGTGGAACTGTAAAAGTAGCAGTAAAGGGCGGTGGCGTATAAATGACGCAAGTAACATATTTAGCGCACTATGGAATTGGTGGTATGAAATGGGGTATTCGGCGTTATCAATACGACGATGGAACATTAACACCAGCTGGTATAAAACGTTATCAAAAACTAGACCAAAAATGGATAGATAAGAAATCGAATGATGTTTACGAAAAAGCTTTTAAAGAATCAAAAACTGAAATAAGAGAGTATTTAAAACATCTGGAAGAAACTAGTTTGAATGTTGGTAAACGAACCCTGATTAATAACTATAACAATAAACTAGCTCAAATAATGCGAACTAAAACATCCGAGATTCGTTCACCATCTGGAAAAGTTGTTGAATGGATTGCAAAAAGAGGGGAAATAGGGGTTCATATGGCATTAGCTGATGCAGGATATGATGTTAGTAAATTAAAAAATGGCGTTTGGGCCGACGGTAGAGTAGCTTACAAAAAGAACACTGTAGATATGCAAAGCGCTAACGGTGGGAGGTAAACTATGGCAACATTACCGGGAGTAGCATCAAATGTATTAGGTAGATTAAAACATGCTTGGAACGCTTTAAGTGAACCAAAACAGACTGATAGCTTTTTAGGAACAAACAGTTATAATTTGGGGATGTCTTCGTCTCCATTTAGGCCGGACAGACCGCGATTTTCAAAAGGTAATGAGAAATCTATTGTTACTGCGATATACAACCGAATTGCGATAGATTGTTCCGGCATTGAAATAAAACATGTACGAGTCGACGAAAACAAAGTCTATAAAGAAGATATGGATAGCAAATTAAATGATTGTATTACAATAGAAGCGAACAAAGATCAACAATCGAGAGCATTCTTTCAAGATGTTGTTATGTCATTGTTTGATGAAGGGTGTATAGCAATCGTTCCCATCGACACATCTATTGATCCAGACATTACTGAAGGATACGATATTCTATCACTAAGAACTGGAAAGATAACCCAATGGTATCCAGACCATGTACAAATAGAAGTCTATAACGACAGAACAGGCGTAAAACAAAAGATTACGATGCCTAAAAACAATGTCGCAATTATAGAAAATCCGCATTTCGCTGTAATGAATGAGAAAAATTCAGTTTTACAGAGATTGATAAGGAAACTAAACATTCTTGATGCAATCGATGAACAGAGCGGTTCTGGAAAACTGGATTTAATAGTTCAACTACCGTATGTGGTAAAGACAGACCTTCGACAGAGTCAGGTGGACAAGCGAAGGAATGATCTTGAAAAACAATTGGCTGAATCAAAATTTGGTATAATATATACCGATGGTGCTGAAAAAGTTACACAACTTAATAGACCGGTCGAAAACAATCTACTCAAGCAAATTGAATACTTAACGAGTATGCTATTTAGCCAGCTAGGAGTTCATGCTTCTGTTTTGGATGGAACCGCAAATGAAAGTGTAATGTTAAACTTTTTCACGAGGACAATTCAACCAATTATAGCAGCAATAACATCAGAAATGAATAGAAAATTTTTGACTAAAACTGCTAGAAAACAAGGTCAACGTATTATGTATTTTCAAGATCCACTTAGATTTGCCACAACAAAGGATTTGGCAGAAGTTGCAGATAAGTTCACTAGAAATGAAATATTAACTTCTAATGAAATACGTCAACGAATTGGCATGAAACCGATTGACAGTCCTAGAGCTAACGAATTAAGAAACAAGAATTTAAATGAGCCAACGACAGGCATTACTGGCGAGGAAAAAAAACCACCAGATAATGTCAAAGAACCGGCTTAAGATGGAGAAAAATCAAAATGGAAGAAAAATGGGATTTTAAAGGGTGGGCCACTAGGTATAACGTTCGGTGCAGTGATGAACGAATAATTTTAGAAGGTGCATTCGCTAATAATGATAAACAAGAAGTTCCTTTGGTTTGGAATCATCGACACAATGATGCTGAAAATGTTATAGGGCATGCTCTTCTAGAGAATCGAAAAGAAGGCGTTTACGCTTATGGAAAATTCAATGATGACACCGCCTCCGGACGTCATGTTAAAGCATTGGTAAGAAATAGAGATGTTACCGCGCTATCTATATTTGCAAACCAATTAAAAGAAGTAAACAGAAATGTGACTCATGGTAACATTAGAGAATTAAGTGTTGTATTAGCTGGCGCTAATCCAGGGGCATATATTGAAGCAGTCTTGTCACACTCTGATACTGGTATAAACATTGTTGATGAAGCACTAATATATAACAATGGCGAAATTGAAATACTTCATTCAGATGATAAGAAATATTTTAAGGCCAAGATTCTTGGGCAAGACGGAAAAACCGAGTCGGTTATTTGTTATGAAGCAATCGATGAAGAATCCGCAATTTCTAAAGTATTAGATGGAGCTGACATACCTGAGGAAAATCTACTAGAAATTTCCGAAGTAAGTAAAGAAGTTTTTGATACTTGGAAAAAAGAAGAGGAATCAAAAAAGGTTCTACCGGGTAATAATAACCCTATAGATACACCAGACCCTAATAAGGAGGGAACAAAAAAGATGGATAAAACCATTGGTGACGTATATAATACGTTAAACGAAGAACAAAAATTAATGGTTGCAGCTTTTGTTGCAGCAGCTTTAGAAGAAGCAGAAACAAACGGAGGAGACACTACTGTGAAACACAACGCATTCGAAACACCAGATCCAAATGACAAAAACTTTTTGCAACACACAGAATTTGTAACTATCTTTAAAGAAGCAAGCTCTAAAGGTGGCTCTTTAAAAGATACATTTATTGCACATAGTATCACTGATATTGATGTGTTATTTCCAGAAGCAAGAGGCGTTAATCAGGTTCCTGAACTAATCGCTCGTCAAATGCTTTGGGTTTCTAAAGTAATGAATGGCGTTTACAAAACACCGTTCTCAAAGATTAAAAATACATGGGTCAACATGACCGCTGACGATGCAAGAGCAAAAGGTTATGTAAAAGGTAATCGCAAAGCAGAAGAAGTAATTGCAGCGTATAAGAGATCAACAGTCCCTACAACCATCTATAAATTCCAAAAATTAGACAGAGATGATATCATCGACATCACAGATTTCGACGTTGTGGTATTCCTTAAGGCTGAAATGAGAGTTATGTTAGATGAAGAATTAGCAAGAGCAATCTTGATTGGTGATGGAAGACCAAGCGGAAGTGACGATAAAGTCGACCCAACTAAGATTAGACCAATCTATGGTGATGACCCACTATACACGATTGTGTCAACATTAGCACCAGCAGCAGAAGCTACAGCTTCTCAAAAAGCTAAGGCATTGATCGACGAAATTATCAGATCTAGAACTGAATATAAAGGTTCCGGAAACCCATCTCTATTTATCGCTGATAAAGAATTAGTGGAAATGCTTCTTATTGAAGACACCAACGGTCGCAAGATTTATAAGGACATTAACGAATTGGAAGCAACTCTATTGGTTGATGAAATCGTAAGAGTTCCTGTAATGGAAGGTGTCCGCAGAACAGTTGAAGGATTCAACTACGATTTAAAAGCAATTCTTGTTGACTTAAGAGACTATAACGTCGGTACAAACAAGGGTGGAGAAGTTTCATTCTTTGACGACTTTGATCTAAATTTCAATAAGATGGAATACTTACTTGAAACTCGTTGCTCTGGAGCATTAAAGAGACCTTTAAGTGCTATAGTTTACGAACTTAAATCCGCAGTAGTAGTTCAAGGCTAATTAGTATTTAGGTAAATCAAAATGGCAAAATATAATGGATATATTGGATATGTGACAACTGTCCAAGGAAGCAAAAAAGGTGTTTGGATACCAAACGTTGTCGAAGAACGTGAAGTTTACGGTGATATTATGGAAAATTCTAAACGTTCTGAAAATTCCGAAAAGGTAAATGAAAATGTAGTTCTAAACATGAAAATAAGTTTTCTAGCCGACGACCAACTGCAATCAAATTTCCATAATATTAAATATGCCACATATGCTGGAACAAAGTGGAAGGTCACATCGGTTACGGTTCAATATCCTAGACTAGTTGCTGTTTTGGGCGGTGTCTACAATGAATAATGGACGATTGAAACTTCATGATGAACTATGCTTAATTCTGGGGTCTGACAATGTATATTTTCAACCACCAGAATCTTTAAAAATGTCTTACCCAGCGATTGTATACTCAAGAGCTGACGTCATAAACACCCACGCAAGTGATTCTGTTTATGATACTGTTGTAAAATACAATGTTACTATAGTGGACAGAGACCCCGATAGCGTTATTGTTGAAAAAATGATTGCGTTTAAGCATGCAATTTTTGAAAGACATTATGTTGCATCGGGGTTAAACCACGATATGTTTGTTGTAAGCTATACTAAATAATCATATAAGGAGAAGACAAATATGAAATTAGTTTGGGATAAAGCAGGAGAACGTTTCTATGAAACTGGTGTCTCTAAAGGCGTATTATTTGTTATGTCAGACGATCCACTAACACCTGGTGTATATGGCAATGGTGTTGTTTGGAATGGATTAATTAATGTTACTCACAGCCCGACTGGCGCAGAAGCAACTCCATTCTATGCCGATAACAAAAAGTATTTAAATTTGATGTCTAACGAAGAGTTAGAAGCTTCAATTGAAGCATTCACATATCCAGACGCATGGGCTGAATGTGATGGATCCGCATCACCTACTGCAGGTGTAAAAGTTGGTCAACAAAAACGTAAACAATTTGCGTTATGTTACCAAACAAAGATTGGCAATGATTTAAATCCTGATTTAGGATACAAAATCCATATTATTTATGGATGCTTAGCTGGGCCTAGTGAAAAATCTCATGACACCGTTAATGACACACCAGAAGCGATGACATTTAGTTGGGATATTACAACTACCCCTGTCGAATTGGAAGGCTATCAACCAGTATCATCATTGGAAATTGACTCTACAAAAGTGCCAGAATCAAGACTTGCTGCATTGGAAACAATTCTATATGGAACTGAATTACTTGCAGCAAGATTACCATTACCAGCAGAAGTGATCACAATAATCGAAACTGTTGCCTAATTATTATTAATCTATAAATTAATGGGGGCTTGCGATTTTGCAGCCCCTCTTAATTTTTTTAACAAAAAACAAAACAAAATAAAACTAAAAAGGAGAATTTAGAATGTTACAAAAAAAAGTCAATTATGTCGACTATAAAGGCGTACAAAGATCAGAAGTGTTTTTCTTTAACTTATCGAAAGCAGAAGTTGCTGAAATGGAATTGAGCCACAAGGGTGGTTTGTCTGAAAAAATTAAAAGAATCACAGAATCGGACACAAATGAAGACGAAATTGTTAAGATCTTCAAAGAAGTAATTATTAAATCATATGGTGTAGTATCCGATGATGGAAGAAGATTCATAAAATCAGAACAAATGAGATCTGAATTTGAACAATCAGCAGCCTATTCAGAATTGTTTATGCAATTAGCCACAGACGCAGAAGCAGCTGCAGCATTCTTCAACGGTATTATGCCGCAAATAACTGAAATCGAAAAAAAATAAACTAAAATAAGGAGAAAAGGAATGCCGACAACAATAATAATCCCGGAAGAACTGTATTGGGATTCGATAAACGAAATGTTTTTTAAAAAGCCATCACATTCATTTGTAGTCGAGCATTCCCTAGTATCTGTTTCCAAATGGGAATCAAAATGGAAAAAACCTTTTATAGGGGATACAAAAAAAACAGCAAAAGAAGTAATAGACTATATTAAATGTATGACAATTACACAAAACGTAGACGATTCTGTGTATGCGAGATTAACTACCGAGAACTTAGAGGAGATTAATCAATACATTGATGATAAAATGACGGCAACATTCTTCGCAGAAGAAAAAGTGTCAGGTCCTGTTGGTAAAAAAGAAATAATAACAAGTGAAGTTATATACCATTGGATGATAGAGTATGGGGTTCCGTTTGAATGCCAGAAATGGCACTTAAATAGGTTAATAACATTAATAAAGGTTAGAGAAGCAAAAGCAAAAGCTGCTAATGGTAAAAAGGTTAATAAGAGAGATACGTTAGCTAATAACGCCAAACTAAATGCAGAACGAAGAAAGCGTCTCGGAACATCTGGATAATATTTGTTATTATTAGAAAGGGCCTATATAACATATGATTAGAATAAAATCAAAAGGTGATTGGAAACGAACCGATCGATTTTTTAAAGAATCAATAAAAATAAGTAAAATAGAAAATATTACGCTATTGGCTGAAAAGTGCATTGAGCGTTTAAAAGTAGTTACTCCAAAGGACTCCGGTATAACATCAGATTCATGGAGTTATGAAATAGTAACTGATAATATTAATGGCAAAAAAATATTGTACATAAACAATACAAATATTCAAAATGGAGTAACAATTGTACTATTACTTGAATTTGGGCACGCATCTTCATCCGGTTCTTGGATAGAGGGTCAAAAATTTGTAACGCCTATTATAAGAGAAGAGTACAATAAAATTTTAGCTGAGACCTGGAAGGAGATGAAAAGATTATGAGTACTTATGTAGATCAACGCGTTGTGGAGATGTCGTTTGACAATAAGAAATTTGAGTCAAATGTTAAAACAAGTATGGGTACCATAGACAAACTAAAAAATAGTTTGGACTTTTCGGGTACAGCAAAGAGTTTAAATAGAGAATTAAACAATGTTAATGTTGGCGGTTTATCGGGTGCCGTAATGGCTGCGAAAAACAGCTTTAGCGCGATGGAGATAGTTGCGATAGCAACATTAGCAAACATAACAAATAGAATTATAGATCTAGGTATACAAATGGCATCATCTTTAAGCTTCGACCAGATAGCAACAGGGTGGAATAAGTTTAAAGAAATGGCAATATCAGAGGCAACACTACTTGCGCAAGGAAAGTCAGTCGAACAAGTAAATGAAGCAATGGAAGATTTACTATTCTTCTCCGACGAAACATCATATTCATTCTCGGACATGATGGCTAATATGTCCAAGTTTACAGCAGCCGGCGTTGATTTAAAAGTTGCTCAAGAAGCAATGATGGGTATCGCAAACTGGGCGGCATTATCTGGTCAAAATGCGGATGTTGCTAGTAGAGCAATGTTACAATTGTCACAAGCGATGGGTAGCGGCGTTATAAGAGTAAAAGACTGGATGTCAATTGAAAACGCTAACATGGCAACGGCCGAATTTAAAAAGATGGTTCTTGAAACAGCTGTTGCAGCTAAAAAACTGGAACAAAATATGGATGGAACTTATACTGTAATTGCTACAGGTAAGACATTCACGGAAGGTCAGTTTAGAGATAACCTAGATGAAGGATTCTTTACTACGGATGTATTAACAACAACATTACAATATTATTCGGCGGCAGTTGAAAAAGTTCAACAAATAATGGATGATGATTCCAGTATAAGAACAGCAGCAGACGCGATAAAAGTATATGAAAAAGAAATACAAGATCTTAGAGACTCATATAATGGAATGATACCAGAAGCCGAACTTTCTAGAATAGAAATGATGGAATTTAGTATTAAAGCATTTAAAGCGGCTCAAGAAGCAAGAACATTCTCGGATGCTATCAAAGCAGTTAAAGATGCAGTGGCAACTGGTTGGCTTAGAATATTTACAAAGATTTTTGGTCAAGTTGAAGAAGCCAAGGTATTATGGACCGACCTTGCAGGAAGTCTATATGATGTATTCATGGACGGAATGTGGACTAAAATTGATATTCTTGGTGTATGGGCAGATAATGGTGGTAGATTAGATTTATTTGAAAATACAGAAGAAAATACTGGTGCTTTTTGGAACTTATTTAATGCAATAAAAGCAATAAAAGATCTAATAGGAAATTCATGGGATGCAGTATTTGGGCTTTCACAATTAGCAACATATGATGAAAGAATAAACGAAGCTGGATTAAAATTAAAGACGTTTACGCAAAATTTAAAAGATTTCACTAGCAAGTTATTTTTATCTAAAGAAGCATCTGCGGCCATAACAAATGTATTAACGGGGCTATTTTCAATACTAAAACTTGTCGGTAAAACAATATTAGCAGTAGCAAAAGGGTTCACCCCAGTATTCAATATTATAGGAAACGCAGTAATGTACGTTATCGGCTTACTTGGTGAAGTCGGTGGAAAAATAACCGAATTTACAAAGAAAGCTGCATTTTTCGATGCCATTACAAATAACCTAAAAGCATTCTTCAATGCAATTATTGGGTTTGTAAAGGGACTAAAAATTCTCGACGGCGTTAAAGTATTTATAGATGAGTTTAAAAAGTCATTTAGTAATATGTTTGGGGATTCTAATCTAAAAGATGGAGCCACAAGTGGAATAAAAACAGCTATAACAGCACTCGGCGATGCATTTAGATGGTTCGGAGATGTTCTTACTAAGTTTATAGTTCCGACATTACCTAAAGTTTTGAAAATGCTAGGTTCGTTATTTGGATGGATCGTGGGTTCAGTATTTAAAGCTGTATCCTACATTGGCTCATTTGTTCGTAGTGTTATAGAATGGACCAAGACTAATGAAAAATTTCAAAATGGTTTAAATAGTGTTAAGAAAGCATTATCATCAATAGGTAAAGCTTTCGATAAAGCAATAACAAGTGTCAGTAATTTCTTCTCTAAGTTTTCAACTGCTAAAACAAAACCGGTTGGAGATTTTGCAGACGATACAGAAAAGAAATTTTCGCCGCTATCGGCAGTTATTAAGGGCTTAGAATCGCTATTCAGTGGATTATGGCACGTTGTCCAATCAATAATACCAGTTGTAGGTGCACTATTTAAGTTTATAGGGAAAGCATTAACAACGATTGGTGATAAATTAAAAAGTATATTTACGAAGAGCAATGGCGACATAAACTTTGCAAAAATATTCTCGGTTGGATTTTGGGCAGTAATAGCTGTTGGAATATATAGATTTGCAACCATGTTGCGAAGCATAACTCAAGTATTTAGAGATGCTTTGGACGGAGTATTTGATTACTTTAATTCGAAAGCAATGGCTCAATATATGGAAGCAATAAAAACGATGGCTATTAGTATACTTCTAATGGTTGGCGCATTATTAATTCTTGGGTCTATGGATCCGAAAGTATTGGCAAGAAGTATGTTAGCATTAACTGCGTTGATAGCCTATATTGTCGGCGTTATGTTGTTGCTTAAAAAATTAGTTACAGGTTTTTCCGCATCTCAAATGATGAAAGGCGGATTATTTAAGAGTATCAAACAAACAATAACGTTCTCTTCAAATCTAGCCGGGCTGGGCATGGCTTTCTTAGGACTTGGCTTAGCTGTATTGGCACTAGCAACATCATTAAAAATAATAAGTAAATTAGACCCAGATTCATTATTAAGAAGCCTGGGAGTAATTGCTGTGATGATGGTTATGTTGATAGGTGTAATGAAGATGGTAGGAGAAAGTGACCGAGAAACAAACAAAGCGGTTCGTTCGATGGTTAAAGTTGCGGCTTCAATAGCTCTTTTAGCACGACCTTTGAAGATGATTGGTAGCATTGATACCACAACTGGTATAAAAGGATTAATCGGAATAGCATTGTTGATGACAATATTAGTTGGGTACTCTAGATATTCTAGGGCTATCGATAAGTCTCAAAAACCAATAAACGGAATGATATCTTCAGCGTTGGCGCTTACATTGTTAGCGATACCGTTAAAAATGATAGGAAGCATACCGATTAACTCACTTCTTAAATCGTTTGGCGCAATAATTGGAATATTTGCATTGATATTAACAATCAGTAAAGTAATGAAACTAAAAGATACAAATCGATTAGCAGCAATAAGTACACAGTTAAGCATTGTTGCTGGTGGTTTAGCGGCGTTTGGAATTGCCATGTTGTTGATAGGAATGAGCAGTTGGAAAACTGTTAGAAAAACATTATCCGTGTTAGCAGGATCTTTTATTATATTACGTTATATTACTAGATCTTTAACTCCAGGCGACGCTAAAAATTTATCTCAATTAACATATCACCTTGCTATTATTGCAGGTGGTTTAGCAGCGTTTGGATTTGCAATGATATTAATAGGCATGAATGGATGGGAAACTGTTCTAAAAACAATAACTACAATAGGAATTGTATTGTCATCCATGGTAATAATGTCTAAAGTAATGAAACCTGAAATTTTGACTGGCATTGCTAGTATGACTAAAAAACTTCTAGTAATCGCACTTGGTTTAGGTGCATTTGGTGCGGCAATGTTGGTTATAGGTTCTAATTCTTGGGAAAACATAGGAAAAGCAGCAGCGTCTGTTGTTGGGCTTCTTATAAGTTTTGCGTCATTAAGTTTTATATTAAAAAAGATGGGGCCTGTGGATTTTGACTTACAGTCATTAGGATTATCGTTGGCATCAATTTCAATTGGTATGATATTATTTGGCGTAGCAATCAAAACAATAGGTAGTTTGGATATACCAACAATCGCGAAAGGTATAGGCGCAATCATTGTCGCATTAGCTGCTTTGGGATTGGTAAGCGTATTATTTGCACAGTATGGTATTACAGCAGCGATAGCAGGTCTAGCAGGAGCATTTCTTATGTTCTCTGCAGCCGTATTTATATTAGCAGCCGGCCTTACAATGTTGGTAACTGTTTTAACAGTGTCTAGTGTAATATTATCGGCAGGATTAATAGCAATCGCAAAAGCAATAGTAATTGCAGCACCTGCAATAATAGAAGCTGTAAAAGTATTATCGAAAGGACTTCTAGAAGCATTTTATGGATTAATACCAACAATTGTGGATGGGTTCATTACACTAATGGTTGCGTTGCTAGAAGCGCTTGTATTTTTAGCTCCTAAAATAGGAGACGCATTATATTCGTTGGCTAAAGAATTGCAGGGTTATTTTAAAAGGGTAATTCGATTAATTCTTAATAATCTAGCAGATATTTTAATTGATGCAGTCGAGTTTATTATTCAATTTGTTAAGAGATGGTTTACATCAATATATGAAGAGTTTAATACGCTAGTTCCATTTATGGCGAACTTGGCTTTTGATATTATAATAAGCTTTTTAAATGGGTTCGGAGAAGCTATAGATTCAAGAGCAGTTGAATTAAGAGAAGCTGTTATAGGTCTTTGCATGAACATAACATCCGCGGTTCTGAAATTCTTTGGTGTAAACACCTCATCGGAGAAGCTTAGAGTTATTGCAAATCAGGTTATCGGTGGTTTTATAAAAGGAATAACAGACACCGTTTCGTTATTAGTTTCTAAAGTAAATGAATTATTAGTTCCGTTCTTTGTTGAAATGTATGAAAAAGCATCCGAGATGGTATCGATAGGTGCTGCATATATAGATGAATTTTTACGCGGAATGGTTAGCATTTGGTTCGGAGTAAACAAATGGTTCAACAATAAACTTGAAGAAATAAAATCAATATTTAAATCGTTTACAAGTAGCGCAATAACAATAGGATCAGACATGATCACTTCAATTAAGGTTGGAGCTGAAAATGCATGGTTTAACGTTAATAAATGGTTCAATGAGAAAGCAGAATCAATCAAAACAACTTTTAAAAACATAGTTAAGTCATTCAAAACAATTGGTGAGGATATGATAAAAGGGATGGTTGAAGGTATTGCTGATACATGGGATCAAATTCCAGATCTATTAGCCAATCTAGGAGGATCTGCAGTTAAAATCATTAAAGATGTCTTAGGGATAAAGTCACCATCGAAAGTATTTGCTGAAATCGGTAGATTTTTAGATTTAGGGTTAGTTCAAGGAATAAAAGGTGGGGCTGGTTTAGTGTACAATGCTGCTGGTCAATTAGCAGAAGACACAATAGACGAAGTTGAGCGCTCTGGAATAAGTGAAATATTAAGTAACCTAAACAGATCGCTACAATCAGACTTTGATAATCAAATCGTTATACAACCAGTGTTGGATCTTTCCGAAATTCAAAATGGAAAGAAACGACTATTTGATATGATGAACAGCGATACTACCTATGATATTGGTAACGGATCGAGTAAGATAGCAATATCCGCAAGAGACAACATTAATAAAAAAGTACGAAGTTCAAGCCCTACTTCGGATGATAGTAACTCTGAAACATTAAAAACGTCTCAGACAAATGAAAACACATATAACACATTTAATATCAGCGGGTCTGATCCAAAGGCAATAGCTGATGAAGTTTCAAAAGTATTACAAAATCAGGTAGACAGGAGAAAAGCTAAATGGGCACTATGATATTCAACGGTGTCTCTACAGTAGATCAGGGGGTCTTTATACAGACCCCTCCGGTTTACGAATTTCCATCTAAGAAATACGAAACTATTCAGATAGATGGAAAAAACGGAGACCTAGTAATTGATAAAGATTCATACAGTAATGTTGTAAGAGAATATAATCTCGCCTCTGAAATAAAAAATGGAGAGTCATTTGTCACAAAAGCTAAAAACATAGCTGGGTGGTTATCATCAGCAAAAGGATATGCTCGTTTGGAAGATACTTATGAACCTGATTATTTTAGATTAGCGATGTTTAGAACTGGTGGACAGCTACTTAATTTTTATGATAAAGCAACTGCTATAGTGGTTAGGTTTGAGTGCAAACCACAACGATTTTTAAAAAGTGGTGAAATAGAACAACACATATTGGAAACGGATCTTGGAAATTTTATTGAGATCATTAATCCAGAAGATTATATATCAGAACCACTTTTAACTATTGAAGGCGATATGGTTAATGCGGAGTTTTATAGCGGCGAAACATTCGAAACAAAAGAATTAAAAACGTCTTTTGAAAGTGATTTGGGGGCAGAGTATATTATGGATTCTGATATACAAGAATGCTATACAAAAATCCCAGCGGCGTATGTCAATAGCTCCATTACAATGTCAAATGGGTTTCCTAAATTATATCCTGGAAAAAACTGGATTAAAGTTACATCTGCTGCATTTGTAAAGTTCTCGATAAAACCTAGATGGTGGGTGCTGTAAATGATACGAATTTTTGATAAAGAGGAAAAAGCGTTTACGTCACTTGGTTTAGGAAGCTTGGACGAATCATTAGCAGCAATTGTTGGTGAAGAGATAAATGGTGCGTATGAATTAGAGCTTCAGTATCCTTTGAATGGAAGACATTTTGATAAAATAAAGCATCAAAATATTATATTCTGCAAACCAAATCCATACCATGAAAACCAGCCTTTTAGGATATATGCCATAACAAGACCAATGGATGGAAAAATAATAGTTAATGCCGAACACATATCGTATGACGCAAACTATGTAACTATTCTTCCAAAACGTAACGAGAATAAAGAAATTGTATCTTATGGAACAAAAGTCGAACACATTGTTGAAGGTGTTGCTAAGAATGGATATTTT